TACCTAAGTTTGTAGATATTGTTGTTAATGGCATGGCTGATAAAGCTTATGACATAAAAGCTTTTTCTCAAGATCCGTTTGGAGTGCAAAAACGCACAGAATATATGGAGTCTATATTGAAAGATATGAGAACTAAAAAGCTTAACGATTATGTAGGCGAAGCTTTTGGAGTAAACCTATATGAAAATGATCCTGAAACGCTACCTAAATCTGAAGAAGAGTTAAAGCTACACATGCAGCTAACGTACAAGCAGGCTGTAGAGCTAGCTGAAGAGCAAGCCTTAAATGTTTTGTTTGAAGGCAATCAATATGATCTTATTAAAAAAAGGTTTTATTATGATTTAACAGTATTAGGTATTGGTGCTGTAAAAACAAACTTTAATACCTCTGAAGGCATAACTATAGAATATGTAGATCCTGCAGATTTAGTTTATTCATATACTGAGTCTCCGTATTTTGACGATATATATTATGCTGGAGAACTTAAAGAAATACCAATTAACGAGCTAGCGAAACAGTTTCCTCATTTAACTCAAGAAGACTTAAAAGAGATACAAGAAAAAAATAATTATAAGTACGATAGCTACTCTTCTTACAATAACAGAGACAGCAACAAAGTAACAGTTTTATATTTTGATTATAAAACATACATGAACCAGGTTTATAAAATAAAAGAAACTGCTGCTGGATTAGAAAGAGCTATAGAAAAAGACGACACGTTTAATCCGCCAGAAAATGAAAACGCAAACTTTTCAAAACTGCAGTCAAACGTAGAGTGTCTGTATGAAGGCGCTTATGTAATTGGCGCTAATAAGTTGCTTAAGTGGGAGATGTCTAAAAATATGATGCGTCCGAAAAGCGATTATACTAAAGTTAAAATGAACTATTCTATAGTTGCACCTCGTATGTACAAAGGACGCATAGAGTCTTTGGTTAGTCGTATCACTGGCTTTGCAGATATGATACAGTTAACGCATTTAAAAATACAACAGGTTATGTCACGTATGGTACCTGATGGCGTTTACTTAGATGCTGATGGTTTAGCTGAAATAGATTTAGGAAACGGAACAAATTATAATCCTCAAGAAGCTTTAAACATGTTCTTTCAAACCGGTTCTGTCATAGGTAGATCAATGACTGCTGATGGTGACATGAATCCAGGTAAAGTACCTATACAAGAAATAAGAAATAGTAGCGGAGGAAATAAACTACAAGCTTTAATAGGTAATTACAATTATTACTTACAAATGATTAGAGATACTACTGGCCTTAATGAAGCTAGAGACGGTAGCACACCAGACTCAAATGCTTTAGTCGGTGTTCAAAAGTTAGCTGCAGCTAATAGTAATACAGCTACAAGACACATTTTACAAGCAGGTCTTTATCTAACAGCTGAAACAGCCGAGTGTTTATCACTTAGAATATCAGACGTTATAGAGTATTCACCTACAAAAGATGCGTTTATTAACGCGATTGGCGCTCACAATGTAGCTACGCTAGAGGAAATGTCTAACTTACATTTATATGACTTTGGTATATTTTTAGAGTTAGCGCCAGATGAAGAGGAAAAAGCTTTACTTGAAAACAACATACAGCAAGCTTTACAACAAAAAAATATTGATTTAGAAGATGCTATTGATTTGCGTGAAATAAGAAACGTTAGCCTTGCTAATCAGCTATTAAAAATTAGACGTAAAGAAAAAGAAGCTAAAGATAGACAGTTGCAGCAGCAAAACATACAAATGCAAACTCAAGCTAATACACAGGCAGCTCAAAACGCTGCGCAGCTTGAAGCTCAAAAAGAGCAAATGATGGCTCAAACAAAAGCTCAATTAGCTCAACTACAAGTTCAACTAGACGCTCAAAAACTACAGCAAGAAGCTGATGTTAAAAAAGAGCTTATGCAATTAGAGTTTCAAATGAACATGCAGCTAAAGTCTTTAGAAACACAAGGATTACAAGGCAGAGAAAAAGAAAAAGAAGATCGTAAAGACGAAAGAACTAGAATACAAGCTAGCCAACAAAGCGAGCTTATAGACCAAAGAAAAACAAGTAAACCACCTAAAAAGTTTGAATCATCAGGTAATGATGTACTTGGTGGGTTTGACTTAGGTGGATTTGAACCTAGATAACTATTAACTTATATTTTATATTATGGAAGAAAACGAAAACGTAGAAGAAACTACTAACGTAGTTGATGAAAGCAAATTTGAATCTGCCGGCGATGACAGTGTTATTAAAGTAGATTTAAGCAAACCAGTTGAAAATGAAACCAAAGAAGAAACAGCAGAAGCTACAGATGATGCAGCTGACGACGCAAGAGTGGTTGGAAGCGATGAAGACGCCGAGCCCGCACAAGAACAAGAAGAAGTACAGCCGGAAGTCGAAACACAAGAAGAGTCAGTTGCTTTAGAAGAAGTTACTGATGAAGAGCCGAACGAGGCTTTAAAAGAGTTGGTTGATGAGGTAGAAGAAGCTGTGGAAGAAGCTGAGTCTACTGGTCAGCCATTACCAGAAAATATCCAAAAGCTTATGGACTTTATGGAAGAAACTGGTGGTAGTTTAGAAGATTATGTTGAGCTAAATAGAGATTATTCTGATTTAGATAATCTTACAGCTTTAACAGAGTACTATAAAAGAACAAAGCCGCATTTGTCGGCTGATGAAATAAATTTTTTAATTGAAGACTCATTTAATTACGATGAAGAAGTAGATGATGAGAGAGATATTAAAAAGAAAAAGATAGCGCTTAAAGAGCAAGTTGCCAGCGCTAAAGCCTACTTAGACGGGCAAAAGTCTAAATATTATGATGAGATTAAAGCAGGATCGCGTTTAACGCCTGATCAGCAGAAAGCATGGGACTTCTTTAATCGATATAACAAGGAATCTGAGGAAAATCAGAAAATAGCAGAAAACGCTAAACTTAAATTTGACAGAAAGACTAATGAAGTCTTTAACGACAAGTTCAAAGGTTTTGAATACAATGTCGGAGATAAAAAATATAGGTTTAACGTTAAGGATGCTGAAAAGGTTAAGACGACTCAAAGCGACATTAACAACTTCGTTAAAAAGTTTTTATCAGAAGATAATACAATGTCAGACGCAAAAGGTTATCACAAATCTTTATTTACAGCAATGAATCCTGACGCTATTGCAAAACACTTTTACGAACAAGGTAAAGCTGATGCTCTCAAGGAGAGTGTCTCAAAAAGTAAAAATGTGAGCATGGAACCAAGACAGTCCCATGGTCAAGTAGAAGCTGGCGGCTTAAAGTTTAAAGTGTTAGGTGATGATTCCAATGATTTTAAGTTTAAAATTAAAAAACGAAAATAATTTAACTTTAAAAACATTTAATTATGGCAATTACAGGTGCAACGTTGACTGGTCTTCCAGAAACAACTAGACGTACGCTATCATCAAATTATATTGATTTTGCTACTGCTGGCGGTTCTGATGGCTGGGCACAACAATACTTACCAGACCTTATTGAAAAAGAAGCTGAGGTCTTTGGTAATAGAACAATTTCAGGCTTCTTATCTCAAGTAGGTGCAGAAGAGGCAATGGCTGCTGATCAAGTTGTTTGGTCAGAGCAAGGTCGTCTACACTTTTCTTACAAAGGCTATATCGCTAACGCTACTCAACAAGCTGGCAACAACAACGCTGCTGGTGGTACTATTGAGTTAGAGCAAACTATCGACGGTCACACTGTTACTGATTCTGCTACTGTAGTAGATCACGGTGTTAGAGCTGGTGACATGGTTTTAGTAGCTAACGCTTCTGCTGTAGCAAGATGCTTTGTTACTGCTGTTGAAGGTAAAGAAATCTCTGTAGCTCCTTACGATGCTACAAACAACAACGGACAGTTAGGATCTATCACAGGTTTTTCTGCTGGTTCTGACGGTGACACTGATTATAGAATCTTAGTTTATGGTTCTGAATTTAGAAAAGGTAGCAACGGAAGAGAAGCTGCTAACCAACCAGGTTTCGTTTCAAGAACTAATAAGCCAATCATTTTAAAAGACAAGTATGAGGTTTCAGGATCTGATGCTTCTCAAATCGGTTGGGTTGAAGTTTCTGGCGAA